AGGGCAGACGAGCCAGGGCGCCAGCTAATGGATCGGCGTTTCTGGGACATGAACGATGTGTCGGCGCGGTTGCATTTTCGCGCGCGTAACATGGTGAGCCGCGCGACGCTGGTCATGATTAACGATGGCGGGCCGGTCCAGCTGCACCAGGTCGAAATCTACCCAACGGAGTTGCATAGCGATGTGCAGTTTCCCGGGGTCCCTGGCTTGGTGATGGTTCCGTTGCCCGGCGCTAAGGCGACCCTTCTGCATCAGGGCGGCCAGCGTACGAATGCGGCGATTGTCGCGATTATCGACCCTCGCTACCGCCCGACGGGCGCTCAGCCGGGCGAAAGCGTGCAGTACATGGTCGATGGCGCCGGGAGCGATGGGTCGGGCGGCACGACGTGCCACGTCATCGCAGGGCGCAAGGGTAAGGTCATCGATGTCGGCGACGCCAATTCGGTGACAATCAACGTTGGGACGGCGGCGAGCGGCGTCGCGATCAACATGGGCGGGAGCGGCGCGACGGTGAACATCACCGGCGCCGCGGGCGACGTCGTGATCGATGGCGTCTCGCTCGTCAACCATGTGCATTTCGGCGTGACGCCCGGCGATGGCGATAGCGGAAAGCCGGTCAGCTGATGCGCGGGCTTCGTCTGATTTGGGACCCGATCAAGGGTCAAGCCGATCTCGGCGTGTTGAACGGCGCGCTCGATACGACGCATGTCCTCGAAACGATGGTCATCATGTCCTTATTTTCCGACCGCCGCGCCGAAGCGTCGGATGCGTTCCCGTTCGGCAGCAACCTGCCGCCCATCGATCCGCGCGGTTGGTGGGGCGACAGCTTCCCGCCGGTGCCTAATTGGAAATTGGGGTCGCGGCTCTGGCTCTTGCAAGGCGGCCGCGCGCTCCCGAAACTGCCGCTGGTCGCGCGCGGGTTCATCCTCGAAAGCCTCGCCTGGATGATCGAGGACAACGTCGCCGGCGCGGTCGACGCCAAATGCTGGTTCGACCCGCAGAACCGCCGCAAGCTCGATTGCCGCGTCACCCTCGCGGCGCCGCCGGCCAATTCGCCGTTCCTCGGGATCTGGCGCGCCGCGCTGGGGCTCGCCGCCAACGACAATTTCAATTTCGCCAACATCGTCCAACTGGCCGCGTGATCGATGCCGTTTGCGCGTGAGAACCTGTCGGCGTTGCAGCAAGACGCCTGGGCGAACATCGCGACCCGGATGCCGGGCTCGGCGCCCTTTCAGCGCGGCACGGTCGAGAACGTGCTGGGAACGGTCCTCGCCGGGTTCCAGAACGACCAGCTCGGCTATACCGATTGGGTCGCCAAGGAGGCGGTGCCGTGGACCGCCGACGGCGAATTCCAGGTTGGCTGGGGCGGTCTGCGCGACGTCACGCTCAACGGGCCGCAACGGGCGCAAGGCAATTACACCTTCTCGGGCAATCCCGGCGCGCCGGTTTATTCCGCCTCGACGGTGACGATCAACGGCCAAGTCTACACGGTGCCGGTCGGCGGCGCGCTGGGCGATACCGGGGCGCTGACCTGCCTTGTCGTTGCCCAGGCCGCCGGCAGCGTCGGCAATTGCGCGCCCGGAACCCCAGGCAGCCTGGTATCGCCGCTCTCGGGCGTGGCGAGTACCGGCGTCGTCGCGTCTGCTGGAATTTCGGGCGGGACCGATCTCGAAACCTCGGCGCATTTCGGGACGCGGATCAATCAGGCCTGGGCGAACCCGCCGCAGGGCGGCGATCTCGCCGACTACGTCACCTGGGCCTTCGATGATGTGCCGGCGGTGACGCGAGCCTGGTCGGCAGGCCCGGCGCTGATGGGGCCGGGCACGGTCACGGTGTTCTTCTGCATCGACGATGCGCTGCACACTAACGGACTGCCAATTGGCAGTAACGGCGTGTCGCAATACGAACGGCGCCCCGGCACCGTCGCGACTGGCGACCAATTGACGCTCGCCAATGCCCTCTTCCCCGAGCAATCGGCGGCCGCGATGGTGTTCGCCGCGGCGCCGACCGGGGTCGCTCTCAATGTCGCGCTGCAGGAAGTGCCCGACGACGCGACGATACGCGGCGCGATCACCGCGGCGATCGCCGGGCTCTTGCTGCGCGAAGCCTCGCCGGTCGGCTGCCAGGTGGTGCAAACCCTCGCCGACGGCACGCGCGCGATCGTCAATGGCGGGACGATCGATATCGATCATCTGCAGGCGGCGATCGCCGCGGTGCCGGGGCTCAACGATTTCGTGATGACCTCGCCCTCGGCCGACGTGGTGCTGACGGTGCCGGGGCAGATCAGCATCCCGGGCGCGATCAGCTACACGAACCCGAGCTGACTATTGCCTGTCGGCTCTTTCTGGCCGCTTCCGGCCGCGATCACCTATGCGCCGGCGGGATACGGCGCGCCGCAGCTCGGCGAGGATGATTTTGTCGTCGAGCTCGGCAATCTCTTCCCGCCGGGGAAAGCCTGGGCATGGACCCGCGATCCGGCGTCGTTCGGGATCGCCCTCTTGCACGGCATCGCGGCCAGCCAGGCGGCGACGCACGCGCGCAAAAACCAGATGCTGATCGACGCCTTCCCGGCGACGACGGTCGAGCTGCTGCCGGAATGGGAAGCCTCGGTTGGCCTGCCCGATCCGTGCGCCGGGCCGGATGCCTCGGTGCCGGCGCGCCAGGCGCATGTCGTGGCGCGGGCCACCAATCAAGGCGGCCAATCGGTCGCGTACCTCATCGCCTATGCGCTGGCGCTGGGGTTCGTGATCACGATCACGCAATTCACCGTGCTGCGCTTTGGCCAGCGCTTCGGCTCGCGGTTTCGCGGCGCGCGCTGGGCGAGCGCGATCCAGATCAACGCGCCGACGACGACGATCGCCTATGCGCGGTTCGGCAGCGCCCGGTTCGGCGACCATTTCGCGAGCTGGGGCAACGCGATCCTCGAATGCGAGCTGCGGCGCATCGCGCCGGGCCATCTGACCCTGATCTTCTCATACGGCGGGTAAATCCGGCATGGATCTCATCCTCACGCAAGACGGCAGCCAAGTTTCGTTCGCCAATCGCGATACGACGACGAGCCTCTCGCCGGCGCTGCAGGGAACCCCCGGGTTCGGCACCGACGGCAACCCGGCGACCCCGAGCCCGGCAACCCAGATCCCGTCCTATCACTACGATCTGGTCACGGGCTCGCTCTACAATCTTCTGCTCGCCTCGGGCACGCCGCCGAGCGGCGCCGACTACACCCGGCTCTATCAGGCGGTGATGGCGCTGGCGCACATGGTCGATACCGGCTCGGCCAATGCGCTCGCCGCCGCGCCCGCCGCCACGCTCTTGACCGGCCTCCCGGCCCTCTCGACCTTCCCCGACGGGTTCACCGTGCGAGTGACGCCGGTCAATACGACAACATCGGGGGTGCCGACCTTTGCCTTCAATGGGGGTAGTGCGGTCACGGTCACCGACCCGCTAGGCAACATGCTGATGCCGGGCGCGATCCAGCGCGGCATCCCCTGTGAGCTGATGAAAGCGGGCGGGGCGACGCCGACCTGGCTCCTCATCCGCCAGCCGGCGCAGCGCCTGGCGCTGGCGGCGAATACCACGGTCTACGTCAACCAATCGACCGGGGTCGATGCGACCGCCGACGGCACCGCGGCGCGCCCGTTCAAGACGCTGCAGGTGGCGCGCAATTATGTCTTCGCGCGCTACGATCTCGTCGGGCAATTCACCATTACCTACAACTGCACTGGCGCCTTCACCGCCGGCGCGCTCTGCAATGGCTTGTTGGCTGGCGGGTTCGCCGGGTGCGAGATATTTGCGGGCCAGGCTGGCTGCTCGATCGCCGCGCCGGGCGGGGTCTGCATCGGCGCCGCCGATGGCGCCGATGTCTTTGTCGAAGGGACGTTCGCGCTCTCTGGCGGCATCGGCCTTGAAGCTTTTAGCGGCGGTTATATCACCGTCGCGTCGACCGGGGTCAATTTTGGCGCCTTCACTTTCGCGGCGATCGAGATGTATTCGGGCGGCGGCGTCACGCTGCAAACCGGGTTCACCATCAGCGGCGGCGGACAGAATTTCATCTATGGGCAGATCAGCGGCACGCTCGGCGGTTTCGCGAACGGCGCCGTTGCCATCTTGCTCACCGGAACGCCCGCCTTCTCCGGCGGGTTTATCGGTCTCCAAAACGGCAGCCAAGCGCTGATGCCGTCGAGCGCCTTCAGCTTTAGCGGATCGGCGACAGGGCCGCGTTACTCGCTCGTCGGAACCAGCTGCCTCAACACCAATGGCGGCGGCGCGAGCTTCCTGCCGGGGAGTTCGTCCGGTGCGGCCGACGCGACGAGCGCGTATCTCTAGGAGCGGTGACATGACCTCGTTGGCATCGAATTACTGGCTGGTCGGCAATAAGGGGGCCGTCGTGTTCTCAAGCCCGGCTTCTGCCTATGTCGCGACAAGCGATGCGGGCTATGTCGCGTTCCGCGCCGCCGGCAACCTGCCGAGCGTCATCCTCTGCGATGGCGAATTGGCGCATGTGTTTTGGTTAGCGGGGCAGAACGCGCTCGCCCGGGCAGCGGGCGCCACTTCGCTCGGCGGCCAGGGCGGCATGCCGCCGGCCGATGCGGTCGAGCTCTTGGCGACGCTCGGCCTCACCTTGACCTCGAGCGGGAATTCGGCGCTTGACGGCACCTATGCGCTCGACCAGGCGACGCGCGCCAACATCATGGCCGAGCAGGTCGCGGTCAACACCTCAGCCAAGTTCACCAACGGCACGACGACAAAGAACTGGCCCGATGCCACGGGAACGCTCCACGCGTTCGACCCGGCGCACTGGACGCCGTTCGCCGAGGCCGCGGGCGCCTATTACGACGCGCTCTTCACCTGGGCGCCGAGCTTCGCGGCAAACCCCGAGACGGCGCCGCCGTCGTCCAGCGCGACGATCGCCTAGAGGCCGCACTCACATGGGCATGGATCTGACGGCGGCGGGGGCGAAGGTCCTCGACGGGCGCGGCGGCGGCACCTCGCCCAGCGACCCCCTTGTCCAATATACCGACAATCCGACCGCGGTACCGCTCGGCTATGACCAACTGACCTCGCTCGGAACAGCGCAGAACCTCGCCCCGCCGGCGGGTGCAATCTACGCGGTCATTGTCCCCGAGGTGCAAGGCGTGCGCTGGCGCGACGACGGCACGTCACCGACCGCGACGGTCGGCATGCCGGTCGATGCCGACGCGCCCATGACCTACCGCGGCAATCTCGCGGCGATCCAGTTCATCGCGCAAAGCGCCGGCGCCATCCTTAACGTGAGTTTCTACAAATGAGGCTGCTGTCGCGGTTCGTCCTGGCCGTCGCGCTGACAATCGTCTGCGCCGCCGCGCCCGCTTGGGCGGATGCGCCGGCGACGATCGCGCGGTCGTTTGCTTCTTTCTTGAAGCTCAACAATATCTGGACCGGCACGCAGAATTTTGCCGGGGCGTTCGAGATCGGCGGGGTCCTCGAGAGTTTCCCCGGTTCGGGCGCCCTTGTCGGCCTCGGCGATACGCAATCGCTGACCAACAAGACGCTCGATTGCGCGCTCAATACCTGCCTCGACCTGCCCTCGGGCGCCGTGCTGATGACGCAAACCGGCAGCGGCGCTCACCCCTGGCCGCTATCGACGGCCTATTCGGGCAAGGTCTTCACGCCCGAGCAATTCGAAAGCCCGGTCGTCCAGGCGGCGCCGCCGATCACCGACACGCTGACGATCTCGGCCGGATCTCAACTGCTGCATACTGGATCGGCGCATCCGTCATTCGCTGTCGGCGATCGGCTCATCATCCCCGGCCTCGGTGCATCGGCGTCGATCGTCACGCCGAACGCTACCGGCACCGGCACGGCGTCGGGCGTGCAGGCGGTCACAGTGCTCGGCGGATCGTGCGGAACGGCGATCACGGTGAATGTCGCGTTTCCGAGTGGCCTGCCGCAAGGCTTCCCGGCGAACGGCTGGGGCAACTGCCCGGGGCAGCCCGGCACGACCAACGTCGCGACGTCGACCGCCCTTTGGTCGGGCTACACGCTCAATATTCAGTACGTGCCGCTCGAAGCGATTATCTTGAGCGTCACCGACAACCAGGACTTCGTGCTGTCGGTTGCCGCCTCGGCTGGATTGAGCGCGGTTTCGACCGAATTCGCCGAGGTGCCGACAGTGGCCGAGACGTCGACGGCGGCCGCGAATGCTGTGGCGGCCGCGAATGCCGCGGCTGCAGCCGATGGGGCAGCGACGCTGCAGCTGAGCGGCGCCAATTATTGGGCGGCGGCTGGGATCAATATTACGCCCAACGCGCATCTGACGATCGATCTCGGCGGCGGCACGGTCTATCCGATCGGCACTGCGGCCGGCGGTTTCTTCGCCGCCGGGGCGGGTGCCGGGACGCCGACGACGCTTACTGCCTCGGCCAATAAGGGCGCGCAGTGCGTCTCGGTCACTTCGAACGCCGCCTTCAAGATCGGCGCCTACTTTACCGTCCAGGCCAACAACGCCTATGGCGTGCAGCTCGGCCAGACCAACCGCGTGCAAAGCCTGCCGTCGGGTCAGGTCTGTGGCGAGGATGCGCTCGGGTTCGACGCGAATTCAGGTGCGCCCAATGCGGTGACGCCCTACATTTTCGCCGAACATCTGACGATCCGAAACGGCACGATCAATTGCAAGTTTTCCGCCGGCGCGGGGTCTGGGTTCAACCTCGGCTCGCTGGCGCATCCCGACATCGAGAATGTCGAGTTCGACAACTGTCTTACCGACCGAAACACTCTCGGCAATATCGGGTTTGGCGCGTTCTTCGGCCCGGAATATCACGGTTACTACCACAACCTGGTCGCCAAGAATTCGGCCAACAACGACCTGTCCTTCTCGATCGAATTCTTCCTGGCGTCGCCGATTTGGGCTGATGCGACCGTGGAGAATGGGCAAGGGTTCGCCATTGGCTGGGAGCAAAGCGGCGGCGACCACCATTTCAAGGTGACGAACAACCCCAACGGCCGCGGCGACAAGCATCTCGGCGCGTGGGGCGGCGGCGGTTACGAGGAGGTCTCGAACGTTCCGGCGCCGTGGGTCTGTATCTTCCTCGACGGCTCAGATTATGACAATTTGGCGCAGGCCGATGTCGCCGGATGCAACGACGGCTTCGAGACTGACGGCCTCGGCTCGCTGCATACGACGCTCGGGCAGCTCAACGTCTCGACGACAACGGTGCCGCTCGATCTCGGCGCGAATGACACTTACACGACCGTCAAGGGCATCGATTACCAGACTGGCGCGGCGGCATCGGGAAACTTTCTCGCCGCGAGCCATTACGCGCTGCCGCCCGGCAGGGTGCCCCCGACGGCGGCGGCTGGCGGTTTTGCATACACCGACGGCGACCAGTTCCTCACGGCGACGCCGTTTGCCGGCTTAGCGCTCGGCAATACGAGCGGCCAGCCAACGGCTTATGCGGGCACGAGCTGCAGCAATCAGGTCATCACCGCGTTGTCAGCATCCGGCGTCGCCACCTGCGCGCCGATCACCAACGCCTATCTCTCGGCCGGCACGTTCTCGAACATCACCGGCACCGGGACGTTGACGGCGGGCGCGACCGGCGCCGGGTTCACCATCAACTTCGCCGCGTCGAGCATGAACGGCCAGGTGCCGCTCACCTATGGCGGCACCGGCTCGAACCTCAGCGGAACCGGCGGTGCTAGCCAAGTGCTCAAGCAAACCAGCTCGGGCGGCGCGGTTACCGTTGGCCAGCTCGCGCTAAGCGATCTTTCCGCCCTCACCTATGCGAACGACAATTTTGCGGTGCTGTCGGCCACGGCGACCGCAAGCGCTGTCGCCGGCCAGCTCTCGATCGGCACGACGACGCCGAGCGGTACTCCGATCGTCACGATCAACGGAAATGTCACACAGACGCCCCCGACCCCTTACGCGGGGACGTCGCTTGAATTGGTCGGCAAAGACGCAAATATCGCCTCGGTTGCCGGGTTTTCTTATGGCAATTGGGGGATGCTGCTTAACGCCAATGCGGCCGGGGGAACCCTGGCCGCGCCGAGCAACGTATCAGCGACTAACCTCTTCGCAATTCAAGCCTGCGGGTACAATAGCGGCTTCGCTATCGGCGGTGAGTACCAGATCACCGCGAGCCAAGCCTGGGGGGCCGGTGCGCAAGGAACCCAGCATAATTGGCTGACCACGGCCAACAGCACGGCGTCTCTCACGACGTCGATGCGCCTACAAGCCTCGGGCGGTTTGAGCGTCGGCAGCGGCAACGTCGCGACCGACGACGGCAATGGCAGCATTGTCGGCACTTATCTGATCCCGACGACTTCGGTCGCCGGCGGTATCGCGGCGGGATCAACGCTGCTGCTCAATTCGACGACGAACGGCACGCCGACGGCGGGCGGTACGGTCGAGGTGGTGACTGGAACCTACAGCGGCACGCCGATCGTCGCCGCCGCGGTCGGTCTCGTGTTCCAGGCCAGCCCCGTCAGCGGCAATGCGTATGTAGGTTCCTATTCAACCGGCGGCGTCACGACGCTTCACCTGCAGGCCAACAATGGCGGCGCGCTCATCGACGGCATGGTCATCGGTAGCACTGGCGGGATTACGACGCCGGCACTCCCAACCTCGGCGGGAAGCGGCGGCCTCTACGATTGCGTTGATAGCACCGGCATTCACTACAAGAAATCCGCCTGTCCATAGGAGTTGACTCTCGTGATCAGAACCATCCGGCTTGCCGGAGCGCTGCTATTGGCGATGGCCTATAGCGCGGTCGCCGGCGAGCCGCCGCGGCTCAATCTGAAGCAGCCGATCACCGATCCGAAGGGTGCGGCGCTCTTTGTCGACGACAAGGGCAATCTGGTGCCGGTCACGGCCTGCCAGGGCTGCCAGGCCGTGACCGTCGCCTGGGTTCTCGGCCAGGCGCTCGCCTATCCCGCCTGCCCGCCGCAAGGTGGCGTGCCGGAATGCACCGATGTTGAGCGTCGCGCCGAAAGCGACCCCCTGATCCGCTGGGGGCGCATGAAACTCGCCGACCAGTGGCAGAGCGATGCGACGGCGGCGATCGGTCCCGAAATGGTGCTGACGCTGAAGCTCCTCATCGGCGCCCGGTTCTATTCGCCCTTGATCATTGCCCAAGTCTTTCCGCTGCTCGACCCGACGGCAAAGCCGGCGGACCTGGGAGGAAAGTGATGCACAAGTTGTTGGTCACAGTGACGATCGCGTTGCTGTTTCCGTTCGGCGCCGGGGCGCAGACCGCTGCGTCCGTCAACGATTGCGGGGCGCTCGCCCAAGAGGATTGCATCGCAAAGCTGTCGGACGAGGTCGTCCATCAGCACCAGGCGGCGATCACCGAGCGCGGCGTCTCGGCCGGCGCCGATCAGGCTCGCCTCGCGCAGAAGCTGCAAGCCGATGGCGCCGCGGCGGCCAAGCTGCAACGCGACCAGGATTGGGCCGGATACTGGCCAAGCCTATGGGGCGGTAAAGACCCCTATTGCGTGATCCAGAACGGGATCGCCAGTCCGATCTGCCCGGAGAAGCAGCCATGACGACCGCCGCCGCGCCGCAGCGGCGCATCATCTCGCTGGCGCCATTGCCGACGCAGCGTTCTCGCCTCGCCGTCATCCTCGTCGCAATGTGGAATGAGTGGATGGGCGATGGTCCGGTGCTGGGGCGTGGCAATTTTGCCGAGTTCATGTGGGCCAATCTCGGCAATTTGCAGATCGGCCTCTTGATCGTGCTGTTTCCCGCTAACGCGGTGCACAGTCATGGCCTGGCGCTGATGTTGTGGCGCTGGCCGCGGCTCGCGGTCGCCGCGGTCTTTATCGCCAGCGCGCTGGCGACCGATGCGGGGCTCGTCCTTTCCTTGATGCGCGGGCGCTGCGTCGCCTCGCGCATCGCCCGGCTGATCGGCTCGGCGTCTGGCGCCGGGGTCTGGGTGTGTCTCCTTGGCTCGGTGTGGATGGAGGCGAATTGGAGCGACCTCGCCTGGTCGACGGCGTGGATCGGCGTCATCGTCTACGCCCGGTGCGCCTGCCTGGCATGGCGGCGCTTCTAGGGCTCTTGGGTGATGTTGGGCCTCGACCCGGCGAGCGAGCTGGGGATCAGCGCCATCGCGGTCACCATCGTCCTCGCCTTCGCCAGCGTCTTTGTCGGCCGGCGGGGCGATGTCGGGAGCGATGCCGGCCGGGTTGACCAGGACCGCGAGGAGCGGCTGGCCGAGGAGAACGCCAGCCTATTGCGCGACGAGATCGAGCGGCTGCGCCAGGACAAGGCTCGCCTGCAAACGGAGCTTACCACGCAAAAGCACCTGCTCAGCGATGCGCGGCGCGACGCCCGTGCCGCCAAACGCTCGATCGCCGCGCTAAAGCAACAACTCGCGGCGGCGGGTCATTAATTTCGCGAAAATTGGAGGAGCGTTGAGATGACTGATCAGGCCGAGCGCCAGGCGTTCGACATCGCGATCGATATCGGCGATGCGCAGCCCGATATCGACTGGGGCGCGCTCGCGGAAAGCCCGATCGTCTTCGTGATGATCAAGGCGACGGAAGGTCCGGCTTTTATCAGCAAGACCTTCGGTGCCCAGCTCGCCGGTGCGCTGAAAGCCGGCAAGCGCGTTATCCCATACCACTTCATGCGGCCCGGCTCGGCCGACGCTCAGGTCAAGAATTTCACCGCGGCGACCAGGCTGGCGAAGAACCAGCCATACGCACTCGATTGGGAAGGCCGCGCCGCGCAGACCGCGACGCCGCAGATCGCCGAGGGTATCGGGACGCAGCTCGCGGCGCTCACGGGCCGGTTGCCGCTCGGCTATTGGGGCATCAAGGGCTCAACGCCAGCTGCCCCGACCGCAGCGATGGACGGTTGGGATCGCTGGGTGCCACGCTACCCGCGCTCAGGTGCGAAGAGCTTTGCCGATCTTGGGCCAACGTTTAATCCCGACGCCTCCCCGCGTCTCGACATTGCCCCGGCTCAATGGGAGAGCCGATGGCCCGGCGCGCTCTTCGCGCAATACACCTGCTGGGGTCAGGTTCCAGGGATCAAGGTTCCGGTCGACCGGTCAGCGATCTTCGCCAACAGCCTCAATGAGGCACTGGCCTGGTACGCGACGGGCGCTCGGCTGGCCGCCTGATCCCATCGCCGATCACTTGAGGCGTTCTGGGCGTCCCTGACGCGCGTTTCCGCTTGCGGCTGCCGACGTAGCCGCCAGCCCCGTTCCCTGTATTCCCTGGCCGCCCCGCGCGGCTTTTCACCCGTGGAGAAACCTCGTGTCAAAATTCACCGACAAACTCAAAGGCGCTCTGGAAATGGTCGAGGGCGAAGGCCCGGTCGCGCTGACCCTTATGGGACACCTCATCCCCGAGATCATCGCCGCGAAGGATAATCCGGCCGAGATCGTCGCCATCGCGCAGACCGTAATTGCCGATCTGCCGGCGATCGAGGCGGCGGCCAAGTCAACCCCGGTCGCCCCGCCGTCGATCGCCGAGCCCTGAGAGGGGTCTTTTCTTTCCTTTCGCGCCGGGCTCGTGCGGTCGCCTGGCGCTCTCTTTCCGACTTTTCCTGACCGCGTTCCGCAAAGGATCAACCATGAAGACGAAAACCATGATGCTCGGCGCGGCGATGGTCGCGCTGTCGCTCGGCCTTGGCGGCTGCGAGCCGGCGACGCCGCCCGCCAGCACCGCCTCGGGCGCCGCGCCGGCCACTGGCCTGCCGAGCGCGTCGCAGATCCAGACCACGCTGCAGCAGGCCGGCCAGACCGCGCAGGTCGTGCTGACCAATACCGCCGCATTGATGTGCCAAGCCCAGAGCGCCGCCAATCTGGCGGGTGCGGTCGCGCTGGCGCTCGGCAACAGCAAGGATGCCAGCGCGGCCTCCAAGGCCTCGACCGTCGCCGGGCTCGGCTGCACCTGGTCGCCACCGCCGGTTCCCGCCACGCCGGCGGTGAGCTAACCGATGCGCCGTGTCGTCGCGGCGGCGACGCTTGCGCTCGTCGCCGGCTGCGTTCCGCTGACCGGTGACCCGGCGACGGATAATAATAATACCGCGCCGATCGCGCAGAAGATCGTCGACGCCTGTCTCGCCTCGCCGCTGTTCAAGGCGGCCGACGGGACGCTGACGATGATCGTGCCGGCGGCGACGCTGCCGGTCGATGTCGTCAACGCCGGCGTCGATATCGTCTGCGCTAACCCGGCCAAATTCGCCGCGCTCGACGCGGCGACCGCCGATTGGGTCAACCGCAACCTCGCGGCCTATACGCCGGCTGCGGCGCCATGACCGCTGCTGCTGGCGCGGCTCACGGTCGCGACCGAAAAGCTGGCCAGCCAGGCGCGCTCGGGTTGAGCCGGCTCCTGGCGCTCGGCCTCGCGCTGCTGCTGCTCGCCGGCTGCGGCCCCCAGAACTTCACCTGCCATCGCGACAGGCTGCCGCCGCGCGGCGATCTCGTGTGCGAGCCGACTTAAAGGAGACAGCCGAAATGATGACGACGACGCTTGCGCGCCCCGACCAGGGCGCGCTCGAGGCCGCGCGGCATGGCATCATGGCGCGGTCGGAGCACTGGCCAGCCTGCGAACACGCGTTTCTCGCCGCGCACCCGCGCTGCGCGGCCTGCCTGCCCGGGCAGAGCCTCGGCGCCGGCGTCCAGGTGCATCACGTCTGGCCGTTCCACTGGATCAAGCTGCTGGGCTTCCCGTGGCTCGAGCTCGATTTCCGCAACCTCATCGGCCTGTGCGAGGCCGAGCACACCCGGCCGGCCGAGGATCACCATCTATGGCTCGGCCATCTCGGCAGCTTCAAGTCGAACAACCCGAATGTCCGCGAGGACGCGGCGACATTCGCCGGGATGACGATGGCGGCGATCAAGGGCGACGCGCGCTTCGCGGTCAAGGAAAGCATCCGCGCGCCCGACCAGCTCAGCGACGGCGAAAAGGTCGAGATCAAGGCGCGCATCGCCGCGCTGTTCGGCGATCGCCCGCCGGCCGATCTCGGCTGGCAGCCGCATGGCGGCCTGGTCGCCGAGCGCGCCGAGTGGGAGCGGCTGGCGCTGTAGCGCGGCGGCCGGGTCGTTTGGCGAGAAAGGCCGGTTCCTTCGGGAGCCGGCCTTTTTTTTGTTGCCTGGACCGAGAGCTCGGGTGCGCCTGACAAATTGGCAGTGCCGTCGTCGACCATCGCCGATCCCGACGATAGGATCCGCCTCGTCAATCTTGGCGATGGTTGCCGGCGATGCCACCTGGTTGCGCGCGGGAACTAGTCGGCCGACCTCGCCGGAACTGGCGATGGTCGATCGCCATCGTCGGCAAAACAGACGCTCAGCACCGCCTGGCGCTCTAAGGGGTCAAGCGCGGCGAAGCGGGCGCGCCACCGCGCCGCCTTCCTTTTGATCCGCTCGCGGTCGCGGAACCCGGCGCGGGGTTGCAGCCGGGGCAATCGGAGCGATTGGCACCGGCCTCGCTTTGGAAGAAGTATCCGGTTAAGACACCAACCCGTGCCGTTGCTCAGTGCATTAATATCGAAGATGCGACCAAAGTCCATTCGCGCCCGGTTCACATTTTTCCAGGAGGCCTGGAGTTACGATTACCAGGAGCGATGGAAGGAGGTGCTGCATGATCCACGTTCGGATTGGCAATTCACTTCGCGATCAGTCCCGATGATCGCCAACTGATCGTCATCTACCCGCCTGCAGGCCGGATCGAGTTCGATCGCGATGTTGACGTTTGCCGTCCGCTTGTGGCGCAGCACCGCGCCGGAGCCGAGGAACGCCTCGATATAGGTGTCGTGCGGCGGCATCTGGTTGACGATGGTCTGCCAGATGCCGGCGCCGCCTTTGCCGCCGGGATAGCTCAT